CACTAACAACACTCCCGGCTATCGAATGGCACGAGGTAAATTAGGTCGAAATCTGCCTATGCAGAATTTCTACTATGTTTACGTTAGTGAATTCGGATGGGAGGGGGAACAGGAATGGTCTTCTATTTCTGCTCCTCCGGAGTCGTTGTACGGATCTTTCGGGGTGAGGCATGGTGCGAGTGATCGTACCTATCCCACTATCCCCGGGATATTTGACCCGTTCACGCAGGCCCAGAAAGACGCTCTAGATTCAGAGTGTCGGATCAAAGCTCTCCTTGCGCTTAAAAAGCAATCGGTGAACTTGGCCCAAGCTTATGCTGAGAGAGCCCAAGCCCGCAATATGTTCATTAAGAATGCTGAACGTATTGCGTGGTGTGGGTATTACCTTTCTCATGGTAAGTTTGGTCTGGCTGCAGACGCCTTAGGTGTCAAAGTGCGGAAGAGAGCACAGAGACGGTATAACCGGGCGTTACAGGCTCCTCCTCCAAAAGGAGAGAGCCGACTTGGGCAACAGGAGCGAGCATTAGCCTCGGGCTGGTTGGAACTCCAATACGGTTGGAAACCCTTACTTCAGGACTTATACGGTATCTGCGAATTCATAGCAGATGCTCAATATGCCCCGGATTATGGGAAGATAACCGCTAAGAGGACCCTTCAGCATGTTTACAACGATGTAACTAAGACCACCGATTATGGTGGGACGACGTTTACTCGTAGTGGTAATGCAAAGTATTCTGTAAAGTATACTCTGTACTACGGCACTTCTGTTCCCACGATTCATAATCTGTCTTCGTTAGGAATAACGAATCCAGCATTGATAGCGTGGGAGTTAACGCCTTTCTCGTTTGTCGTCGATTGGTTCCTTCCGATCGGCAATTGGCTTGGGTCGTTTGATGCAACACTTGGTTTGAGTTTTACCAAGGGGTGCAAAACGACATTCGCCAAAAGAGAAGGGACGGTAATGGCCAGGCAGTTCCAGGTGAAGCAAGGAGATACGCTGTATACTACTGATCTTCAGAAACGAGGAGCGTATACTACATGTGTAAGGGACGTACTAACGTCGTTCCCCAATACAGGTAGACCTACGTTCAAGAATCCGATATCGGTAGGCCATATGGCCAATGCTCTTGCTTTGTTAACTCAAATCTTTAAGAAACGATAATACAGATGCCAGCTATCGCTCCTCTGGTGCTAAACGACGGTCAAGCGACCCCGGTAGCACATACCTTCTCCCCTGTTAACATTGATGCAGCAGGCGTTGCGCGATTCGCGGACCGTAGCGGCGGTGTAGCCATTGGCTACCCCGTCGTTAGCTATAGTCAGCGGGCTCCTACCAAGGGGTCCCGTAACTATCGCATGACGGTTAAGGTTTCTACTCCTATTCTGGAGCAAACGTCTGCCTCGACGGCTACCGGTATTCAGCCGGCGCCGACAAAAGCTTACGAACCGCTCTGTAATATTGAGTTCGTTTTGCCTGAGCGTTCGACACTTGCCCAACGGAAAGATCTGTTGGCGTATGTGAAGAATCTCTTAGGTAACGCCATTATAACTTCTGGCGTGCAGGATTTCGAATCGATTTATTGATTCTTGATCCATAGGCTGATGTAACAGTTAGCCTATAACGACTCAACTTAAAGGAGTAGACACTATGTCATCACTTAAGAGACGTAGCGACGAGCTGCTTCAAGCAGCCCGTAACCATCGCGAACAACGTCAGACTACTGATGTTACCATCCATCGATTTCTTCAAGCACTCGACACTCCTCGTAGTCTCGCAATCTGGCTTCTTTACAAAAATAAAGAGCACGATCAACTGACTGCTATGAAGTGTTTCGCAAAGGATTATAACTGTCCTTTTCGATTTAGAGATGACTACTCTGCTACTGAATTCTTATCGAAGGCGTCTTTCTTGAAGACGACTTTTGATCGGAAGTCAGTGGCATTAGCAAAGTTCGAGGAATTCGAATCTTTGTGTGGTCAGACGAATTTTCGCTTTAAGAATCCCCATCTTGATCCGCTTTACAACGGATCAAGTGTTTGGTTGCTAAACGCAACCAAGCAGAAAATTATGAGGATCCTGGGCGAATTCGACCTTGAGGAATTTATCGATGGAGCCAATTGGGGACCAGGCGTTACTACCCTTGTAAAAGGGGAACACGTCTCGGCCATCAATAAGTTCCACGAAGAACGTGGAATAACTCGCGACTTGTGCTCCCTGATAGAAAGCTGGTTTCCAGCTGCCTATCCCCTGTGGGCTGAACACCTATCCCGTGAAAACGGCGAGTCAATGTTCGACATACAGGTTGGGAACGTTATAGTCACTGTACCTAAGAAC